GCGCGCTCACGCCCTTGACGCCCGAGACGAGTCCAAGCGCCTGCTGCTCGAAGCCGCTGGCACGCGCGAAGTCGCAATGCTGGTGCCCCTGGTGTTCCTGATTTTGCCCGTGACAGTGCTGTTCGCTGACCTATGATTAGGGGCATGTTGAAAGCTGCCCTCTACCTCCGCATATCCAAAGACTCCGAGAAGCTAGGAAGAGGAGTAGCACGGCAACGCACAGAATGCCTCAACCTCCTCGAAAGACGCGGCGGCATGACCGTCGTTGCAGAGTTCGAAGACAACGACATTTCAGCATCCTCCTACAGTCGCAAAACACGCCCCGGATTTAAAGACCTCCTCGACCGCACAGCCAACGGAGAGTTCGACGTACTCGTAGCGTGGGACTTAGACCGCCTCATCCGCCGCCCCGAAGATGGGGAGAAACTGATCACCCTCAACGCAACCTCCGGAGTGAACCTCCTCACCGTCCACGACTCCGTAGACCTCACCAGCCCCAACGGGAGGCTGTTTCTCCGCATCAAAGTTGACGTATCCGCCCACGAATCGGAACTCAAATCTGTTCGCATCAAAGCCGCACACCGTCAACGGCTCGAAGAAGGTAAACCCATCTCCGGTAGAACACCGTTCGGGTGGGAACGAGGTGGGCTAATAGTGAACCGTGCAGAAGCCACCGCCCTACGGGAGGGAGTGTCAGCCCTCCTCGCAGGCGAATCTTTGCACTCCATCCAACGCACCTGGAACCGGGCTGGCCTCCTCGGACCTAAAGGAAAACCGTGGTCAACAACGGGTATCAAAAATGTGCTCCGGCGGTGGCGTAACGCTGGCATCCTCGAACACTTAGGGGAACCCCTCGACGGGGTATCCCAAATTGAACCCATCATCAGCCGTGAAGACTTACAAGCTGTCCGTGACCGCCTCACCCTCCGCCCTGACAAAACAGGCAGACCCGTCACCGTCAACTGGCTTGCAGGGGTCATGAAATGTGGCGTGTGCGGGGCTGACATGTTCGCCCGCAAACAGTTCTACCAATGCCGTGTGAGCACTGAACACACCCGAGAAGCAACCGACACAGCCCGCCACGTGTCCATAGCCAAACACATAGCCGAAGACGTAATCCGAACCCGCCTGTACTACAACGCCAACACAGCCGCCCGCTGGAACCCCGTAGAAGCAGCCGGAGTTGAGAAGGTGCGAGGCATCGAAGATGCCCTCACAGAAGCTGTCAGAAGGCGGCAAGCAACAACAGAACTGCTGTTCATGGAAGGCGTTGACCGTGCCCGTGTGCAAAAAGAACTCACCCTGCTCGCGTCAACCATCCACCAGTTGGAGAAAGACCGGATTGAATACCGCACGGCAACCTCAGAAGCTGCCCGCATTGGGGCGCTCATGGTGGGGCCAACAGACTCCGGCATGAACTTCACCGAAGCGTGGACGGCATACTTTGACACCCTCACCGTTGAACAGAAACGGGACCTAGCTCGTACCCTCACCGTCACTGTTGCTAAAGGTGGGAAAGGAGCCAAACGGGTCCTCATCACCTGACACGCAAACCCCCCGCCTGTCGTCCTAAGGCGGGGTTTGGTGCGTCTAAGCCGATACTTTTTCTTGAGCTACGTGAAGGCCAACAACGTAACGCTTACCGTCTGACTTGTGGTCAATGTACCCTGCTGACCGAATCTTAGGCCAGAACTTACGAGCACCAACAGGCGTAATACCACCACCCAACTCGCTATCCCAACACCAGAAAACGTAACGTGAATACACATCACTACGGATGCCCATCTTCGTTACATCCTGCACAACCGCTGTGTCCTCCTTCAACCACATGAACACAGAGTCAGAAATACCGCGCATCTCATCCTTCACAGCCGCTACCGACGCCGACTGGGTGAAGCGAGTTGAACGCTTCCCAGACTCACGAGCCTGCAAAGCCCGCAAAGCCCCTGCAGCCTTGTTGAAAATGCCAGAAGCTTCAGCATGCAATGTTGACTCATCAAACTTCCCCGAAACGGGACGGAGAAACGGAAGCACCAACCAGCGGTCAAAGTAACCAGTTGACGTATCAGAGCTAGGCCAGAACTCGTTCGTTGAAAACACAGGAACAGCAAAGTTCAACATGTCAAACGGCTGACCATACTTGCGTTGCACAGTCACACTGTCCTCACCAGTCAACGCCTTAAAGGTGGACGTGTCAGCGTTGAACGAACCCGTAATGTCTCCACAAAGGTTCGCAAGCTTCCCCAACAGTTGAACGGTAGTGAACTTGTCACCCGTCAACTGTGTGTAACTGGCAGTAGACCGGTTAGAGCTACCAATCAGAGACTCAACCAACTTCAAGAAGGTGCTCTTGCCAGTACCGCCAGGGCCATACAACAACACCGCCACGTGATGCGGGTTGCCGGTCATCATCAGATACCCCAACACTTCCCACACAACAGGGATAACGTCCGCGTCCAGAATTTGAGCCAACCAAGCATCCGTCACCGGACATTCAGCGTCAGGGTCATAAACAATCGGAAGCTGGATGGTGCTCAAAGCGTCAGCACGGTGAGGCTCAATCGTGTTGGCCTCCCAGCCATACAACCCTGACAGTGTGTTGATGTATCGGGAATCTGGGCGAACCCCAATGCGAGGAGTCTGAGGGTGGTGGATGACAGCAGTAGAAACTGTTGCAACTTGACCCTTCACGAAACTGTTCCCCAACATCCTCACGCATCGACGTTCAACCTCAGCAGGCTCAGAACGCCACACGCCACCGTCGTAAAGGTAAAACGAATCACCTGGACCAACAGCAATGTTCTGCCGCACTGCCTCAGCAACGTTGGCTGTCAACATTTTGCCCTTCTCAAAGAAGCCGGTTGCAGGTGGGCTGGCAATTCCAGCCACAACGTCAACCAGAGAAGGGGCAGACACAATCCGAACAATTTCAAGACGCTGTTCCATCAGAATTGTGGAGTCCGCAAGGAGTGCATCGCAGTAGTCCTGTCGATCCTGCGGAGTGCCTGTCAGGGCACGTTGTAAAGCCTCCGGCGACAGTTTGTATACCTCAGACATGAGAAACCGCCGTTTCAGGGCACGTTATGTGCCCTACAGGGCACGTTGTAAACGAGAAGTGCCCTGCCTTGCATCCCAATGATTCAGGCGTTTTTGACCCTGTCAGGGCACTTAGGGCACTTCTATCTCTAAACTGGAGACACAGACGCTTATACGTACTGAGCAGAGAGTGCAAAACAAGTGCCCTACGTGCCCTGAGTGCCCTGTCCATCAGAGGCCGCACTTCTCTTGCAGTCGCATGAACTGTTCCATGTCGTACTCAATGTGTACGGGGAAACCCTCCACCGGCACAAAGAACAGTGAGCCGTTGCTGTTGACCATTAGCTCAGTCACTGCGCTGCTGACCCTGTAGCCAAGCAGTCGACCTTGGTGTGTCAGGTCTTGACCGTTGGCGTTTTGTGGGATGACGGTTAATACCCATCCTGGCTCTAAGGCCGTGATGCTCTTCGTTGGTGCTGTGTAGCTGTCGGAACTCATTGTGTAACTCCTCGTAAATAGTGCTCTCCGCGGCGAAGGACCTACGAAGCTTCGCCGCGGAGAAAATAGTGACAATCATCAGATGATTCGTAGGTCATCTGTATCTATTGTCGCATGTAAGTGAGGAGTCTTCACTAATGTACCCCATAAAAAAGTTTGGTCAAGTTGGAGGGAGTTCGATGGAGAAACCCCCTCACAAGTGCCCTAGGGCAGGTAAAAGGGCAGGGGAAGGGCAACCTCAACCACCCCTCGATCCCCTATAAATACTAGAAAAGGGCAGAAGGGCACCCTTTAATACAAAAAGTATTAGGTAGGGGGGTAGTAAAAGAGGTTTGCAAATTTACCTGCCCTACCTGCCCTAACAGACCTACTAAAAACTGTTTCAAGATCAGTTTCAACAAACAACACGCCTCGGCAACATCGAATATGGAATGTTTTCAAACGCTCAGATCACAAAGATGAAAATCTGTCATAATTGACTTATGCACCCGAGACTGCCATGCCAAAACAATCCCGACCTATTCTTCGCAGAGAACCAAAACCCCGCCGTGAAACTTTGTGGACCCTGCCCCATACGAGAAGCCTGCTTCAAACAATCCATAGACAATAAAGAGGTTTACGGCACGTGGGGTGGCATGAACGAAGAAATGAGACGACAACGACTCGTCCTCTTCGGATTCCAACCCACCAACGCTCAAATGAACCGCGCAGCCTGCATCAAATGCGGTCTAAGAGCCAAAAAGCTTGACATCAGAGAAGTACAAGGGACAGCCCGTTGGGGCGCTCACAGAGCCTCCTGTGGCGAATGCGGATACGACTTCCCCATCTCAGCCGCCTTCGTGGAAGCCGTCAAATATCAGCGCGCCAAAAAGGACAAACGGGGCTACCCAAAAAGCCGTGAAACTCGTGTCTGCATAACCTGCGAAACAGCCGTCTCCATAAGCCAATACGACGCACCTAAAGCCGTCAAATGCACCCCCTGCAAACAAGCCCGCACACGAGCCCTTTACCAGGAGAAAAAAGCTAATGCCTGAACGCACCCTCACCCCACAAGACTTAATCACCATGGGCACCCTCGGATACACCCTCACCATGCGCGTACACCCAGAGGGGGCCTACATAGAAGCCTCCCTACAAGGACCTACCCATGGCTAAAGGCTCAGCAAGAGGGGCCTCATGGCAGGCCCTCAGAGAAGCCCTCCTATCAAGGGACGGGTATGTGTGTGTGTTGTGTGGAGGGTATGGCAATGAGGCAGACCACATAGTGCCCCGCAGTAAAGGGGGAGCGGATCACATAGACAACCTCCGCGTGTTGTGTCGCACATGCAATCAACGCAAAGGAGACAGGGAACAGGTCAGAACAACCGGTTTCAATCCGAACTGGTTGACACAAATCCCCTGATCAGAGGCCGAATTGCCTCCCCTTCGCCCCCCGGTTTTTCTGGTGGGCATCACCCTCACCCCGCCCCAGAAAGCATTCATACCGAATGGGTTTCAGAACATTCCGAATAGGAGCATCACCGTATGACTAAGCAACAGACTCTCGTGCAGGCAACTGAAGAGTTTTTAACAGACGCTTCAGCGTGGCTGACTGCAGCAGATGCACCTGCTGTGGCTTCTCTTCGCATGATGGCGAAACAGTTGGATGTTGAATATTTAGCTGCCCTTTCGAACAGTTACGGGTTGACCTATCGGTCTCTCCTGAAACGTCAACCGGTGGCTGTTGTTGAGGAGGTTGACGAACTTGACAACCTCATCCCTGACGCTGGCTAATAGCTGGCCTCCCCCTCGGTTCAGTGCTCCACTGAGTGACGACTTCCCCTCTGACGGGGATTGGTTGCTTCGCCTTGTAGACCTCACGTGGAAGAACGATGACGGTTCACCAATGATCCTCGACCGTTGGCAACGTGACCTGATTCGGCATGTCTTGGAGTTGTATCCGGAAGGACACGAGAAGGCGGGACAGCTCCGCTACCGGGAGTGTTTTGTGTCCGTAGGTAGGCAGAACGGGAAGAGTGTTATCGGCTCAATCCTTGCCGTGTACGGCCTCCTGCGGGAGAAGGGTGCCCTTGTTATTGGGTTGGCTTCCAGTGCTGAGCAGGCTCGCATTGTGTATGACCGTTTGCTTCGCATAATCAAAGCGGACCCGCGTCTTGCTAAGAGGTTCGTGAAGGTGACCGACACGCGAGGGATTGGAACACACACCGGTTCCCGCTACGAAATTAAAGCTGCCAAGTCTGCTGCCGTGCAGGGTCTTGCCACCTCGATTGGCATCATTGACGAACTGCACATTACGAAACCTGCCCTGTGGACTGACTTAGTGAACGGTATCGCTGCCAAGCCTCGCGGCTTAGTGTTCGGCATTACTACTGCCGGGGATGAACAGTCGGACCTGTTGAAGTCCCTGTATGAGCGGGCTGAGAAGGGTTCCGAAAGGTTCGGGTATTTCATTTGGGAAGCCCCTTCCGCTTACATTCCTTCTTCAGATGCTGAGCTTGCCCTGTTCCTCTCTCTCGCTAACCCGTCTGTTGCTGAAGGGCGTAGACCTGTCGCTGATGAGATTGCCAGTGTGCGCAGTATGGCGGGCGGTACGGAGGGTGAGGCTGACCTCATCCATTACCGCCTGAACCGTTTCGTTGCCTCCCTCAACCCGTTCCTGCCGGGGGAGAAGTGGAACGCGTGTGCGAAGTCAGGCAGTTACACCTTCCCAACTTCTGGCCCTCTCGTGTTCGCGTTTGATGTGAGTCCTGATGATGCGTACGCAAGTGTTACCGCGCACCGTCGCACTCCGGACGGGATTCATCACACAGAACTGGTTGCATGGTTTGTTTATCCCAAACACGAAACACTTATTAGAACTGCTGAAACACTTTTTACACACGCTCCATCCAAGTTTGCTATGGACGGGATGAAGCTTCGTGCTGTGGGTAAAGAGTTGATAGCTCGCGGGTATCCCGTTCATATTGGGACTAAGGCTGACGCATTCAACTCTGCATCACTTTTGTATATGAAAGTTATGCAGGGTGAGATTGTGCATGCCAATGATCCGCTGCTTTCTATGCAAATGCCGCGCACTGTGCGGAAGACTACAGCGGATGTTTACCGGATTGACAAAGCCAATTCGACTGTAGCTATTGATGCGGTTATGGCTACCGCCCTCGGGACTCTTGTTTTGGAGCAGACAGAAGACTTCCATTTAGGGGTTTTCTAACCGAATCACTTTCATATTCTCATTGTATAATTGAGGGATAGACAAGTTGTTGTCCTTACGTGAGTTGGATATGGGAATCTTCTCCAAAAGTCGGAGCGCACCTTCCGCTGATAATCAGCCGCAGGTGCGTTCTGTTGACCCCTTAATGTCTGACCCTTCTACTGCGTTAAGTATTCCCTCCAGGCTGTCACCTGCCCGTGCTGTTGGGTCCAGTGAAGCTCTCAGCCTTACCGCCGTTTATCGGGCGACACAACTCATCTCAACGTCTCTCATGCAGTTGTCTCTTGATGCTCACCGTTCGGGTGTGCAAATGGTTCCGCGTCCTCTCGTTTTGTCTCGCCCAGATGTAAACGAAACACTTTCTGCGTTCCTCGAAATGACTACTCTCAGCCTCGCTTTGAACGGGAACGCGTTTTGGCGTGTGTTCCGAGATGGTCAAGGGCGTGTCTCTGGAATGCGTGTGATGAACCCTCATGACGTGGCCGTGAAGGTTGACGTTGACGGCAACATCACCAGTTACGACTGGAAAGACCGTTCCTACACTCCTCGCGTTGAAATGCAGCATTTGAAGTTGACCCGTGTCCCAGGGGACGCGCGTGGGCGTGGACCGATTCAGGCGGCACAGGCTGACCTTCGCACTGGTCTTGACTTGCAGTCCTATTCAGCTAACTGGTTTGAGGACAGCATTGTCCCTTCGGGCATCCTGAACTCGAAAGCTCACCTCAACGGTGATCAGGCTGGACAGGCTAGAACTGCATGGGATAACACTCAGGGCGGCAAGCGGGGTACTGCTGTACTCAGCGGGGATTGGTCTTACCAGCCCGTCTACTTGAACCCTGAGGATGCTCAGTTCATTCAAAACCAACAGTTCTCTACAACGACTATTGCTCGCCTGTTTGGTGTTCCAGCAGGTTTGATGCTCGCCGCCGTTGAAGGCACCTCGATGACTTACAGCAATCTGTCGCAGGTCGATTCAAGCTTCGTCAAGTACACGCTTATGCGTTACATCGTAGAAATTGAGTCTGCTCTCTCTGACCTTCTCCCGCGTGGAACCGAAGTGAAATTCAATGTCGAAGCACTTTTACGCCCCGATGTGATCAGCCGGTATGCGATGCACGAGCAGGCGTTGCGGGCTGGATTCCTCACAAAGGATGAGGTCCGCGATATCGAAAATATGGCTGCTCTCCCTGACGGTCTCGGTGAAGCTCAGGCTCCCGTTATTGAAGTGCCCGCAGTAGAAGAGGAAGAGGCTGAAAATGTCTGAGCTACAAACACGCACCTTTGAAATTGAGTTCCGTGAAGACTCAGACGAAGGCACCTTTGAAGGGATCGCGGTCCCCTGGGATCAAACAATCACCGTTGGTGGGAAGTTCAAGGAACGCTTCAAGCGCGGCTCCATTGACCCCACAGAACGCATCTCTCTTTACCGTGACCACAAGGCCCTCATTGGACATGTTGAGTCTGCTGAGGACCGTGAGGAAGGCCTGTGGGTTAAAGCCCGCGTTGCTCTCTCAGACATTGGACGGGACACTCTCGCCCTCCTCCGCTCAGGCTCCCTCCGCTCTTTAAGCGTGGGCTTTGTACCTGTCACTGATGAGCAGGACGGGGACGTTATTGTCCGCGCCCGCGTCTCTCTCAGGGAAGTGAGCGTGGTTGAAAGACCCGCATACTCCCTCGCAAATGTCCTCACAATCCGTGAGGAAAACACGGACCTCTCGGTCCCCATCGAAAGGAACACAGTGGATAACGCTGAGAACCAGGGCCTCGTAGAGGTTCGTAATGAAGTTGAGGAGCTTAGCCGTCGTTTCGACAGCTTCACTCCCGTTGTAACCCCGTCCGCGCCTGCGGTCGATCACCGCTCTGCCGGTGAAGTCCTGAAGGCTCTCGTGTCCGGTGATAAGGAAACGTTTGAAGCTGTTTCTGAGTTGCAGGCTCGTGCCTACACCGGTGGTACAACCGCCGATGCACCTTTGCAGACCCCTTGGGTTGCAGACCTGACCCGCATCTTCGATGCTTCCTCGGGTGTGCTTTCGCAGGTGTTCGAAACTGGAACGCTTCCTGCTGAGGGCAACAACATTGAGTTTGTCGAACTGGTCAGCAACACCGTTCAGTTCAACCGTCAGGCTGCTGAAGGTGATGACCTCGCATACGGCAAGGTGACCTTCACCACGCGTACCGCACCCGTGCACACCTTCGGTGGCTACGTGCAGCTCACGCGTCAGCAAATCGAGCGGTCAAGCCTTCCGGTTTTGAACCGTTCGCTTGAAGCTCTCGCTGTTGCTGCTGCTGCCCGTAAAAAGGTTGAACTGCGTACCGCTTTCGTTGCACTCGTTGCAGCTCGCACGGCTATTGCTACCAACGGTGGTGTTGTTGTTCTCGGTTCGACGCTTGGCGCTTCGGCGGCTGGCAACTGGGAAGACGCACTCATCGATGCGGCTCTCCGTTACGAGCTTGAGGATTCGGCTCCCGAAGCTCTCATCGTTTCGGCTTCTGTGTTCAAGCGTCTCCGTAGCCTCACCATTGTTGGTGAGCGGGTGTTCCAGGTTGGTAATGGGAACGCTTCGGGCACGTTGAACCTTCCGGGCATGACGGGAAACCTTGCTGGTCTCCCCGTGTACCTGGATGCCGGTCACGTTGGAGATTCGGCTGTGTTCGTCAACGGTCGCGCTATCCGTCAGTACGACTCAGGGATGGTCTCGCTTCAGGACGAGAACATCATCAACCTCTCGAAGGACTTCTCGGCATACCGTTACGGCGCTATTGCTGCTGAAGTTCCTCAGTTCGTTGTTCCTATCAAGCTCGCCGCTTCCTAAGGAATAACAGTCATGGCATCCGCTGAACTCATTGCCGCTCTTACGACGTACGTCAAGCCTGGGGCATCCTCCGTGTCCACTGGTGACGCTTCGTTCCTTGAGTCGTGCGCTGATGAAGCGGTTGCTTTGGTTGCCCGCCACGCGGGGACGGACATTGTGGTTATCCCAGTGTCCGTCCTCACACGGGCGTATGTAGAAGTTGCGTCGGAGTTGTACAACCGACGTTCCGCCCCCAACGGTATTACCCAGTTTGCGGCCCCAGATGGGTCCGCTGTACGAGTGGCCCGAGACCCACTCGTTGCAGCGTATCCACTGCTGTCTCCCTTTATGAGGCCTGGTATCGGATGACCTTCCTAGCCGCTTTGAGAACCGAACTGGTAGACGCATTAGCTGGCCTCGACCTGAACACGTACACCCACATCCCAGGCCGTCTGGCGCTCCCCGGAGCGTTTGTAATGTCTGGGTCCCCTTACATCGAACAAGGACAAACCTTCGGAGAACGCCTCGTGCGTTTCGACGTTGTTGTCTGCGTTCAAACCGGAGATAACTCCGCAGAAACTTCAGCTCTCGATGAGCTGATTGAAGGTGCTTCGAACGCGTTGGAAACCGCCGGATGGATGGTTGAGCAAATCAGTCAGCCGTACGGAATGGATTTCAACAACACCGAAGGCCTTGTCACAACCATCACAGTCACCGCCCCGGTGACCTTCAACAGTTAGGAATACAAAATGGGTTCGTCCCGCATTGCTGGCAATAAGTTGCCAGTCCTGACGCTCGGTTCACCGGGCGCATCGTACGCCGCCGATGTCATTTCATGGCTCATCGAAAACGAGGAAGCAGACTCGGACGTTATTACGTTCGAAGATGCAGCTTCAGGTGGAACGCGTCAGTTCAAGCTGACCGGTTCGGCAGTCCAGTCCACCGCCGCGCTGTCGTTTTGGCGTTACGTGTGGGAGAACACCGGTGACACCGCTGTTCCTTACACGATTGCCCCTCACGGCAATGCTGTTGCAACCGCCTCTCAGCCTCACTTTGTTGGAACTCTGACGATTGGCGCTAAGCCCTCCATCGGTGGTGAAGCTTCAACCTCAGCTTCGAGCGCATTCACGTTCGACTATGAGTTCGATATTGATGGCATTCCAACAATGGATGCTGGCATCTAGCTAATGGCTGAGACGTATGTAAAAGGTGGCACTGTCCTCATTACGGGACTCCGTGAACTCAATGCGAAGCTAACCGCTCTCGACAAAGACACCACGGATATGCGCGACCTTATGCACACTCTCGGCACAATCGTCATCTCAAATGCTCGTGTCCCTAACGACACGGGTCAACTGAAGGACACACTCCGTGCGGGCCGTGGCAAAACAAAAGCTGTGGTCCGTGCGGGGTATGCCCGCAGAGCACCCTATGCAGGTGTCGTGCATTACGGAAACCCAAAAGTGGGTTCCCGTGCACAACCGTTTCTGACCGACGCACTCAAACAAAGTCAGATGCAAGTACTGAAAGCCCTCACCGATGGAATTGATTTCATCATCCGCAAAAACAACCTCTAACCAAGAATCGAGACTAACTAATGTTAGATATCAACAACCTCACCCTGGGTGAGATTTCACTTATCGAAGACCTATCCGGTCTGGCTATCGCGTCCATTGCAGACAGTGACAGCCCCAAAGGGAAGGCCCTCGCCGCTCTCGCCATGGTTGCGAAGCGTCGCAGCGGTGAACCTACCTTCACATTCAATCAAGCCTGTGCTTTGACCCTTCAGGATGCCAACGCGCTGCTCGGCGTTGGTGCAGAAATTTCTGATGAGGAAGCTGATGCTGAGGAAAAAGACGAAAGCTGAGGAAGAGCAGAGCTGACACTATGGCCAGCTTTGTTGTACACCTCAGCATGAGTCCAACTGAATACATGAATTTAACCCTGGAAGAGCGAGACGCAATAGCCAGGGAAGCGCGTAAGCGCAACAAATAAACCCCCTGGCCCGGAGTCTCGCCGGGTCAGGGCACCATCAAAAGGAAGGAGACCCCGTGGCTAAGAACACCGTTATTGTCTCAATCACTGCCAACACTAAGGGTCTCCAAAAGGGCTTAGGCGATGCTTCCAGCCTGCTTGGTGGTTTAGGAGGCCTCGCCAAAGTTGCCGTGGGCACTATTGCCGCCATTGGCGCTGGCCTTGCTGGTCTTGCTGTTGGTGGAGGTATTTCTCGTGCCATTGGCCTTGACACTGCCAACACTAAGTTCAAAGCCCTCGGCTATACGGGTGAACAAATTGAAACAATCATGGAGTCTGCTCTTGCCTCCGTGAAGGGGACAGCGTTTGGTTTGGATGCTGCTGGAACGGTAGCCGCTAACGCTCTTGCGGCTGGTATCAAGCCAGGTGATGAACTCACCCGAGTGCTCTCCACTATTGCTGATACTGCTGCACTCTCTGGGTCTTCCATGGAGGACGTTGGGGCCATCTTCAACAAGATTGCTTCCAACACCAAAGTCACCACGATGGAAATGAATCAGCTTGCTGACCGTGGTGTTCCTGTGTGGCAATATTTGGCCGATTCAATTGGCGTATCTATCCCTGAGCTTCGCAAGATGGTTGAAGCGGGGGAGATCAGCTCAGACATGTTCCTCAACGCTATGGAGCCTGCTGTGGCTGGCGTTGCTGACACGATGGGTGGCTCGTTCCTCGGCTCCCTTAAGAACGCTCAAGCGGCTCTGTCCCGTCTAGGTGCCGCTTTCGTAGCTCCCACGCTTCCTGTACTGACAAGCCTGCTCGGTGAGTTCATGACTGTCGTTGACGGGCTTGCCGTGATGCTTCAGCCTGCCGCTGACAAGTTCGGGGCGTGGCTTTCTACCATCAACACTGAGGGTGTTGGTCAGAGTGCTCTGGACTTCATCACAGCGGTTATTGAAGCTATCCCAGACTTCATCACCTTCATCACTGAAGTTTCACCGCTCAGCGCAATCCTCCAGGCTCTCATTCCGATCCTCCCCACGATTGCGGACCTTATTGGTCGAATGGCTGATGCTGCTCTAGAGATTGCTGACGCGTTGGCACCTCTTATCCCTATCGCCGTGGAACTCTTTTCGGACCTTTTGATAGCCCTTCTACCGGTGGCTGTTATTGCTGTTGAAAGTTTGGTTTCAATCTTCGAAGACCTAGCTCCCGTCATTGAAGATGTTGTTACTTTCATCGAAGCCAATAAAGACCAACTGCTCGCGTTGGGTGTTGCTATTGCTGCCGGTATTGTCGCGTTCAAACTGTACGGCGCTGCACTCCTTGTAAAGCAAGGCATTGTCAAGGGTGCTACAGCGGTACAGAAGCTCTTCAATGCCGCTCTGAAGGCCAACCCAATCGGGCTCATTATTAGCCTTGTCGCCGGTCTGGTTGCTGGGCTTATCTTCTTCTTCACTCAGACGGAGACCGGTAAAAAGATTTGGGAAGACTTCACCACGTTCCTTCGCGAAGCGTGGGAGAACATTGTTGGGTTCATCACCGATGCGCTAGAGAACATCAGCGAGTTCTTCACGGACACGTGGGAGAACATCTCTTCCTTCTTCGAAGAGACCTGGGACAACATCATCGGGTTCCTTCAGGGTGTCCTCCAGTTTGTTGTTGACCTGTTCCTAAATTGGACTGTTTACGGTCTGATTATTAAAAACTGGGATGCCATTATTGCGTTCTTCCGCAACATTCCCACGAAGATCAGTGAAGTGTTCCGTAACGCCATCTCCTTCCTCACAACAGCGGGCACCAACATCATCAAGGGTTTGAAGAACGGTATCGACGGCTTCTGGACCAACGTGGTTTCGTTCTTCACCAACCTGCCTGGAGTAATTGGTGGCTTCGTTTCGAATGCTGCTAACTGGCTTGTTAGTGCTGGCCGGAACATCATTGACGGTTTGCTGACTGGTCTCCGCAGAGCTGGTGGCGCTATCAAGGACTTCCTGTTGGGTCTCATTGGTGGGGCCGTGGACGCGGTTAAGAGCTTCCTCGGTATCCGTTCCCCTTCCAAGCTGTTTGCTGGCTTGGGTCTGGATGTGGGCAAGGGTCTCGTTAAGGGCCTAGACGGTTCTAAGCGCATCGTTAACAGGGCCATGGGTGACCTGTCCGGTTTGGTTTCTGACGGCTTTACAGGCTCACTGAGTGCCGGTGAACTGTCCATGTCGGTGCGTGGCAACGCGGGTGCGTCAGCTTCTAGCGGCAACGTTTACAACGTCAACGTGAACACCCTCAACTCAACTGCTGAGACAGGCCGCGTCATCATCGAAGCTATCCGTGATTATGAGCGGACGGGTGGCCGACTGTGATAAACGAAACGGCATTGTTTGGTCAAGTAGATGTACAGGTCGCGTTTTCTTCTGGAGTGTGGACCACTGTCATCCCCGAGTCCACCGGTCTCAGCATGCGCCGTGGAGGTACACGTGCTGGCCTCGGCGTGAAAACAGACGTAGGCATTTGCACGTTCACACTGCTCAACGCTCAAGACCCTGTATCGGGTGGAATGCTCAGGCCTGGTCAAGATGTGCGGGTGATTGCTCCTACTGCTTTGACACCTATCTTCACCGGAAAAATTGTGGACATTGCCGCCGCTTACCCGTTAGACAAAGCAACCGGTGTGTCCCGTTCTGTAGTGCAGGTGACCGTTGCTGACGCTGTACGCATTCACGCCACCACCCCCCGTTTCGGGGCCGTCATCAACACGCCGTTCTTTGAGACGTTCGAAGCTCGCATTGCACGCCTCGCCTTGTCAGCTCAGGCACCTATCGAAGTGCCCGCAATCTCCCCTGACGTTGAAAGGTACGCACTCTAATGACGAGATACCAAGGTAACGCGGTTGATGGTGACTATGTTTGGTTAGACATTACCTCTAGCCAAAACCAGGGTGCTAATACTTCAACCGTTTTTTGGACTATGGGTTGGGCGTTCCGTTCGCCCTCACCGACCGACCGGGACTTGGATAATGGCACCGCATCTATTGCGGGCGTTTTGGTGTACAACAACGCTAATCCGTACAACTTTTCTAACAACTTCACTCAACGGGACATAACTTTAGGCTCCGGGTCGCGTGTTGTTGGGCACGATGGTGCGGGCAACGCAACGATTAACATTGCAGCATCATGTAAGCCTTATCAGAATCCTATTTCTAGTTTTAGCACCAACATTTCACTGCCACGCATTCCCAAAGTCCCTGGCGCACCCAATGGTGTGGCCGTGGACTCTGCAACCAGTTCCTCACTGCGTTACCTCTTCTCGGGCACCACAGACGGTGGCTCAGCCATTACAGGGTGGGAAGCTCAACTTGCTGACAACCCTTCCTTCAGCAACCCAACAACAGCAGCCTCTAACGGCAACACAACGTTCAACAACCTGAACCCTGCCGTCACCTACTACTTCCGCTCACGCGGATTCAACGCCATCGGTGCTGGCCCGTACAGCGGAACCTCCTCAGGGGCAACGCTCGCAGCAGCACCGTTCGCCCCCACCATTACCGGCATCACTAACGTCACACCAACAACTGCCCGCATCAACGGAACCATCCCAAACAATCAAGGTTCGGCAATCAGCAGTTACGTTTTCCAAGCTGCCACCAACTCAAGCTTCACTACCGGTGTTATCACACAAAGCCACGTTGGACACATTTATGACATCACCGGGTTGGTTCCTGGTCAGACGTACTTCTTCCGCATGTACGCCGTCAACGCTGTCGGCTCCAGCCCCTGGTCGAACACCGCTTCCGCATATGTAGGACTCCCCGCACCTGCCATGTCCACGTGGACGCAGAACAGTACAGGCGGGTTGGTTGCAACGTGGACCGCCCCGAACCCTGCAACAGCCCTCACCGGGTATCGCCTACAAATAGCCACCAACGAAGGCTTCAGTGCCAACGTCCAAAACGTTGACTTGGGGAACGTCCTCACCGGCACTGTCACAGGTCTTGCTGGAGGCCGTCAATATTGGGCACGTGTTGCCGCTGTTACCGCTGGGGGAGTGAACGCGTTCAGCGGTTCCCTCGAAGCCCTGCTGGTGCTTGCCGCTGGAGACTTGAACGGGTGGACTCGGGTAGGTGTTAAGCCTGCCGCCATTTCGTACTTCACCAACGAAGGTATCCGCCGTGGAGTGTCCGGTATCAACCAGGCTCTCTTCTTAGAGTCGTTGAGCACAGGCGCTGTAACCCTTGCCGCTGACACGTTCGGTCTGCAACGCACCATGACCACCATCAGCGGTAAGGCTTACCGCCTTCAAGCATCCATCACCGGATCATTCCCTTCTGCCCCCACCGCCTCACAAGGCACCACCTACCGCTTCGCTGTCGGTGCAACCCTGGGCACCACGGCAACCCTGCCCAGTGCTACAGGCACGGTTGCTTTACCTCCGATGCAGTTCGTTGCCACCGCAACCACCACAGTCATTCGCATCCTCTTGGGGTCAGCCGTGACCGTTCCGGGGGCTCAAAACGATGTTGAACGTGTAGCCATTCACAGCATCAGAATGTTGGAAATTGATACTGACTTCCCGCAGCGCCTCCGTGAAACCGTGTACGAATCGAACCTTGCCAACCATTTCGATTTGGCCTGTAACTCTGTAGGAGCGTCCTGGTATGTGGGACGGGATGGTCTAACCCGTTTCAGTTTGCCTGGTGAAGCTCTACCCGTTTCGACAGTGTTTTCTGATGAGGATGGGGTTGGTGTTCTCAACTACGTGGACGTATCAGCCGCCTACGACACGAAGTCCATGGTGAACCGTATTGAAGCCACCAACTTTGGTATGGACTCGGCTCGTGTGAATGAGCTAAATGAACTGCTGACTGTTGCCGATGACGTGTCAATTGCCGCTTATGGAGTCCGGAGCGAGAATCTGGATTTGAACTTGTGGCTTGGTGCCCCCTATGCCGCGTCGGTCACAGCTCGGCTAGCTGACCTGCTCAACGACTATGCAGAACCTGCCCTACTCATTTCATCTCTCCGTTGGAACGCTCAACAGAACCCTGCCGCCGCTCAAGCGTTGGAAGTTGGGCAACGCATCAGTGTCCGCTATCGGGGCACCACGTACGACAACCAAATTGTGGCAATCAGTCACGACATCACCCCGACCCGTTGGATGGTCACACTTGAATTGAGGGTCCTGTAATGGCTTTTAGAGAATTAGAGGAACAGATTGCTGCCCTCAACAAGCGCATAAGCCGCCCTGAGGTGAACGCAGCCCCGACCGCAGTAATCAACCCGTTTGCTGGCGCAACCGCACCCGATGGGTGGCTGTTGTGTGACAGTGCAGCAGTATCCCGCATTACATACGCTGCCCTGTTTGCCGCCATCGGCACCACCTACGGCGGAGGTGACGGCTCAACCACCTTCAACCTTCCTGACATGCGCGGTCGCGTTCCAGCGGGGAGAGACGCTGGGCAATCAGAGTTCAACTCTTTGGGGGAGGCTGGCGGGGCTAAAACACACACGTTGACCAGCGCCGAAATGCCGTCACACACGCACACCCAGAACAGCCACAACCACAGCCAGAACGCACACAACCACGGGCAGAACGCACACAGCCACCAAATACGCGGCCCAGTGTGGCGCGAGTCCGGTTACAACGTGGCTGGCGCGAGAGGCAGTGGTATGCCCTTATCTGTTGACCAGGGGATGCGCAGTGAGGCTGAAGTAGCAATCAATAAAGCGGCAACAGCGTCGAACAACGCGACCACCGCCACCAACCAAAACGCAGGCGGAGGCCAAGCGCACAGCATTCTTCAGCCGTACCTGACGCTCAACTTCATCATCAAAACCTGAGGAGGTGAGCACGTGGAACAAATACCCAACATCACAGAAATCTTGACGTGGCCTCAAGCCGTGTTCGGAATCGTCATCGTCATTTCAGCTCTTGTAGTCCCGCAAATCGTTCAACTAATCCAGAACAACCAAATTAGACACGAACTGAAACCAAACTCTGGAAGCAGTGTGCGAGACGCTATCGACCGAATTGAAAAGAAGCTAGACGACCACGTCATTGCTGAGGCCAGCCACGCTTCAGCACGAGACAGAAGACTGGACAAACTCGAAGGCGGAAGTTGACCCCCCCTAACTTGCGTTTGCCGTCGGGGATCCTCTAGGAATGCCTGACGAAGGACAAGGGCTCCGGCGTTGCCGCCCAGTGCGCAAACCCCATGAACCGCATGTGGCTTGCGGGCAGCTTCACCCTCAGCAGTGGGGACACGGTCCCGTCGCCAGGCGATTCGTGGGTTAGGGCTACGCAGCCCGCCAACGTAACCGGGTGTCGGTATCAGAGGTTTTGCACACCATTGGTTTCCCCGTACTTGTGACTCCCGTAGAACCAGCGCCCGAACAAAAAGACCCTGCAGTCACGACACCTGGAGCGGGCGCTGGTGCTGGAGCTGGTGCTGGAGCTGGAGCGGGTGCTGGTGCTGGAGCTGGAGC